TTACACTCCCCACGTCGCCAGTTGCGCGGCCCCTTTCTGGAGCTGTCTCGGCGACGGCCGGTTCTCGCGCCTGCGGGCTCTCACCCGGCGCGACACGTCCTTGGGCTGGATGAGCATATGCGACTTGCCCGCCTTCTCCATTTCCCTGTTCCAGGCCCGAAGCGCCTTCATCATGGCTATCCGCCCGTCCGGAGTGCCCGTGTCGATGGATTTGAGCGCCAGCACGGCCAACTCGTTTATCTTGTCGGATCGCACAGCGTCCTGCCGCTTGCCCGCCATGTAGGCGGCGTGGCTTTTGGCGCCGCTCACGGGCTGGAAGCCCAGCGCCTTGCCTATCGCTTCCCCGTCGGTCAGCTTGCGGGAGCCGGGCCGCCCCGGACTGTTGATCGGCCGCCCCGTCATGGCTGTCTGGCCTTCCGTGGCGAGGCGGTAGGCCTGCATCGCGTTGGCGACGAATGTCGGGACCAGCGCTTCGACCATTTTGTATCCGTCGCCATGCTTCCGGGCCTCCAGGGCCTTTGACGGCTTGTTGACAACCATGTCATACGGGATGCCAATCATGTCCCCAATGCTTTCCGTCATGACCTCCCGGAATGTCGTTCCCCGTTCAAGCCCGCTCGTGAACGGCGTTTCCATGCGAAGCGAGCCGCCAAGGCTCACCCCGATAATGGACGGAAGGCCGTAGCAGACCACATCGCGCATGAGGTCGCTTTCCGGCAGGGCTTTCCGGATTTTGGTCGTCCAGTCCTCATCATCCCCGCTGGCCGCCGCGCACAGGGCCGCCATTGTGGCGTAGAACGGAAAAGCCGTCAGGCCGCCAAGGGCTATGGTCGCCCCGAGGCTCTTGGCCACAAAGACGCGCCCCGCCCGGCCCTCTTTGCTCAGCGCCCGCCACCAGAGGTTCAGCGTGTTGGCCCCGAAGCTCCGGAAGGTGAACACGGGCGACGCCATGCGCCCGGCCGCGCCGCCGCGAAGGGCTTCCGGATAATTGCCCTTGCCGTACTCGTAGTGGCTGTCCCTCACCAACCGCGCCGCGAAATCGCGGGCCCGCTCATGGTCCATCTTTTCGCCGGCTTTCAGTCCCAGCTCATCCAGGACGCCGGGCCGGAAGGCTCCCGCCCGGGCCGCGCGGTAGGCCGCCAGCGCAAGGGAGGCGCGGTTGAGATGCTCGATCACGCTCATGGGCTTGCCAAGGACGCGCACAAGGCGGTCCCACATCTTCAGCCCGGGCGAAGCGCTCAACTGTCCGCGAATCTCCTCCATGTAGGCGTCCGTGATGATGCCGTTCCCGTACAGATCCTGGAGCATGTTCTTCTCATCCGGGGTGAGATCGCGGCCGCCGCGAACGCCGGTTCCCGAATACTTCAGTCCAAGGCTGTCCATCGCGCCCTTGACCCACCTTGCCCCGCCCCCGGTGACGTACATTTGCAGGCGCGGCACGCCGATAATGAGGTTCTGCGTGGCGTTGACAGCGGCGGTCTTGATGTTGGCCCCAAGGTACCAGGCGAAGGCCACGGCCTTGATATTGCCCGCGATGCGGTCAATCTGGTCTTTGTTGCGCAGCATGTCCCTGACATACCGCGAAGCGTATTCCCAGAGTCGCGGCGTTTTTCGCGCGTCAATCTTGCCAAGGGCGGCGGCGAAGTCCGAGGCCGCTTCCATCTTTGTCAGCCAGCCGTTGAGCCCGGTGATATAGCTGTGCAGCGCTCCCTTGATATCATCGGTGTCAAAGCCGGGAATGCCCTGGCGCTTGATGCCGTGAGCGCCGAAGCCGCGCGTCTTGAGAATATCCGATATCCCGGAAAGCATGGTCGTCCGGACCTGTTCCGCCAGTTCGTTGTCGCCGAGTCTCGCGGCCGCCGCCGTGATGATCTGTTCCATCGCCTGGGGGTCGATTGGCGCGCCAAGAATGTCATCCGGGAGCTTCTCCGCCTCGCGCGGCTGTTCCCAGCGGGCTCCGGGAAAAGCATCCCGGTTCGCCGCCACTATCCTGGCCCATTCTTCCCGCACGGTTGAACCCGGCGGCACGTCAAAGTGCTTGCGGAAGACTGTCCTTTTCGGGTCGCCCACCACGCCCGCGCCTTCGGTGGCCACCACGAAATACCCGCCCTTGCGCTGGTGCGGGAAGTAGTTGTGGATGTTGCCGAAGTCCGTGCGGTACATCTCAAGGTCCGTGTCCGCGAGGTCGCCCATTGCCGCCATTTTGCCGTAAGCCAGAAGAAAGGCGTCATCAAGCGCCCGGCGGACCTGAAGGAAAGCTTCCTTCACGCGGGCGGGTTCCGGCCGCTTCTCCAGCCATTCCCTGAATTTTTCCACATAGCGTGGATTCATTTCCAGCTCGTCGCGCCCGTTGAGCGTCTTCCCCCTGACCAGGAACTTTTCAATGCCGTGTAGCGGGCCGATTTCCTTCCCGTCCCACTTCCAGATCATCTCCCCGAGCTGTTCCAGTTCTTTTTGGTTGAGCCGTTTTCCGGCGTCCGGGTCGAAAAGCAGGGGAACCTTTTCGAGGGCCTTTTTGTTGGCCGTCGCCCGCTCTTCATCCCGGCGCAGCTGCCGGTCATAGACCTTGCCGAATCCGGGATGGTCCCTGGCAATCCAGTGAGGCAGCTTGAACACGCGCTCGCACAGGCCAAGGTCATTTTTTGGGATGAGCCTGCCCAGTTCCGGATTGGAAAGGATTTCCTCCACGTCCTCGCTCACGCCCCGGCCCATGATCTTGCGAAGCTTGCGGATGCCGGAAGCGATGCTTTCGGCGTAGTCGCGCGGCGCTCGTTCAGCCTTGCCAAGCGAGGCCAGCGGGGAGTCGGTTTCCCCGGTCTCCTGGGGCGCGACAGGCTTGACAACGTCCTTTTCCGTGAGTATTTTGACCCCACGATAGCTCTCGCGGTTCACCACACTGGGCAATTGCAGCCCAGCTCGTTCTCTGAACCAGCGGGAGCTACGTGTTTTATCATAGTAGCGCAGGTTTCCCGCCGCTATCTGGTTTTTGATCCACACCCAGCCTGGGACTTTTTCCCCTGTGTCGCGCGTCGTGCTGCGGTCGTGAACGCTGGCGATATCGTTGATGCGGGCACGGCCCGTCTCCACGTCAAAATGGATGGCCGCGACAAGGTTCTCCCCATTCCGCTCCATTTCGGTCAGCATGACATACGCATTGGCCATGGTGGCGGACTTGAACACCATGAGCGGGTCCGCCAGATGCTTCGGCAGATCGCGAAGCGTATCAAGCGGCACCTCGTGTTTCGTCAGCACCTTTGCCAAATTGCGCCTCGCCATTTCTATCGGCAAAGGCTTGGCGCCCAGACGCTGCAAGACGTCCGGGGTGGTCCCGACTGTAAGTCTCCTGATCTTGTTCCCGCGTCCGGCGGCAAAGTCGTCAAGCTGCCTTCCCCAGGCCTCCATATCCTTCCTCACCTGTTCCCAGGCCGCGCGGCTGGCGGACGCCCGGTCTTCGCCCACCGATGCGAAGGCCGCCTTTTCTCCGGTGCGCCTTCCCTTCACGGCGGGGACGCCTTCCATCACATGGCGGCCGAGGTCGGCAAGAAGCGCATCCACATTCCCATAGCCCATGCGCGCGCTGCGTCCGGAAACAGCCTGCACCAGCCTGTTCCATGCACGGAGAATGGCGTTGACAATCTTGCGCCATGCCCCCTGCCCTGTGGCGTCCAGGCTGCCCGCCTGCCGTTTCTCGGCCAGATTGGCAAGCACTTCCTCCATGACCGTAAGCCTGGCTTTGCTGTCGGAACGCGGATTCAATCCGTAACGCTTGGCGACCTCGCTGATGGAGGCATTGCCCATGCCTCCCAAGCTGAGCCAAAGCTGATTCAGCACCGTCCGCCGCTCCGTATTGGAAAGCATGCCGCGCAGACCATGATGTACAATCTGCTCATGCGCCCAGACTTCCGCCACGCGCCCGGTATCGCTCAAATTGTCGGCCACCAGCCACACCGTGCCCGTGGCCGGATCGTATACCCCTTCCAGGGCAGCGGCATTCCCGGCGTGTTTTTTTCTGATGTTGGCCGGCAGATCGTCAAAACGCTGCACCACATGCACCGGCGCGGCGTTTTTAGCCGTCTTTCCCAATGCGTCGGCCACACGTTGCGCCGCAGCGTGGCGCAGGCCCAGCCGGGTATTCCGGCGCGGCGGAAGATATTCGCCCGTGGCGAGAGAGGCCATGCCTCCTTCATCTTCCCCTTCTTCTGTCTGCTGCTCGGTTTCGGCCTGCTTTTTCCCCTCTTCTTCCAATTCGGCCTGAATCCTGGCTGCTTCTGCAATTTTTTCGTTCAGTTCCTCTTCCTGAGGGAAGGGGGCGCCGATGCGCCGTTGCAGCGATTCCTGCTCCCGGCGCAACTCGCTTTCCCGCGCCTTTGACTCGCGGATGCCGCGCTCAACGCCGTTGAGCCGGTTCACAAGCCGCGTGGCAATGCCCTGGGCGCTGGCTTCGTCACGAATGAAATCCTGCACTTCCAGACTGAGCCTGCCGATCTTCACTTCCAGTGAGCGAAGCCGTTTACCTATTCGGCCGCCTGTTTCTCCGACATCCATATGCAGAATCAGCGGGCATTTCCCCTGCGCGGACCCAATGCCAATGGATTCCCGCGCCTTGGCGCCCTGGGGCGTCCAGCTGGCAAGCGCCCGCTCCGCTGCCGCAAGCAGGGCCTCTCCCGCTTCTTTCTGTTTTGTGTATGCCGCCTTCCCGATTACCAATCGAAAGTTGTCGGCACTGACATTCTCGCCATCCAGCGTTTCCAAGGCGGTCTGGAGTTTCGTCCGCTCCTGGGCTTCGCGTTCCAAGGCATGCTCAATATCCCGCCGCCGACTTCTGAACCGCATTTGTTCATCGGTATGCGCCCGATCCAGGCGGCTCAATCGCTCAATATCCGAATTGAGTCCGGCAAGCTGAATAGCCCGTTCATCTCCGGCGGCCAGGGCCGCAGCCATTTCATACTGCGATGATTCGGAAATATCTTCCAGGGTCCGTACCGAGTCGTCGCCGGTAAACGCCTGCTCGATAAACCGCGCCTTGCGCGCCACCATGCCCCACATGGTCGAGTCATAGGTGCCCTTGGTGGCATACCAGTTGATTTCCACCTCGGGGTTCTGGTTCCCCTGGCGCAGAATGCGGCCGTGCGGCTGTTCCACGTCCGCCGGAAACCACGGCGGGGAGAGATAGTGCAGCTTGGCCAGCCGTTTCTGAACATTTACGCCGGTTCCCATGTTCTGCGGAGAACCAATGAGCACACGGACTTTCCCGGCCCGCATGTCCTTGAACATGGCCTCTTTCTTGGCATGGGTCTTGTAATCGCCCATCCACGCCACCTGCGAGGCAGGAATGCCTCCTTCCTTGAATCGCCGCATCATGAAGCCGCGCAGGTCGAACCCGCGCCGTGCAGCCACCTGTTCCCCAAAACCCACAGAGGAGAATACAATCTGCGTGCCGCCCTTCACCGGGTCGGGTGTGCCGCTTTCCGGGTCCGTGTACACCTGGTCGGCCAGGGCGTGATGCGTTTTGATGATGTCATCGATCATCATGTTGAGCTTGGAATGCGGATCGTCCTCCGCCAGGTCGGACACAAAACGCAAATCGAGAGCGGCCAGCCGTCCGTCCGTGATGATTTTGACAATGGGATCGGGGTTGCCTTTTTCCTGCGCGCTCGGCCGCCATTTCTTGCTTTGTTGGATGCGCGGGGCCAGGACGTTTTTCAGATAGTCAAGCACGGCGGGAGAAGCCTGCGCCACCACGTTGATCGGCTGCCCCGTCTTCAAATCGGGGCGCTTCACCAGATCGCCCAACTGCGACATGGTGAGCACGTCCATGAAACCCCGGACACGCTTCATGAGCTCGGGCACATTGACGAACTTGGCGAAGCGTTCCACGGTTTCATAGGCGCCGGAGGCGTTCTGCTCCAAATCCGCTTTCACCCGTCCGAACATCGTGGCCCAGGCGTCAAAGGAGGATAGGCCGTCCCGTTCCAAGCCTTCCGTGTCCATGTAACGCATGACCGTGTACAGTTCGGCCATGGTGTTGGTGACCGGCGTGCCCGAGGCCAGGACGTGACTGCGGCCGGGGTGCTCCCGGCGCAGCCATTCCAGCTTGGAATACAGATCGAGGGCCATCTCCGATCCGGTGGGGTCGATGCCCTTTACCCGGTCCCGGTTGGTCACGAAATCCAGCTTGCGGAAACCATGCGCTTCATCCACGTAGAGAAAATCGACCCCCATATCCTCGAAAAAGACCGCCTGATCCTTGGACTTGGAAAACCGCGCCTCCGTGCGGCGCTTGGCCTGTTCCAGGCGCTGTTCCAGCCGGGATCTGGAAATGCGATCCTCACTGTCCTCAATGGCCTCTTCAAGCTGGGCGATGAAATCCTTGGTCGCGGCTTCGACGGTTTCCGGCCGAGTGCCGATGCGCCTGAACGCGGAATGGGTGATGACAATGGCGTCAGGCGCGTTCAAGGCGGCCTGGGCCACAAAACGGCGGCGGTTGTCGCCGGTGAAATTTTCCTCGTCCGCCACCATGATCCTGGCCAGAGGGTAGGCGTCCTGAAACTCCGACGAGAACTGCCGGAGCATATGGTTCGGCACCACGTACATGGGCCGCTGAATCAGACCCAGGCGGCGCTGCTCCATGCCGGAGACGATCATTTCCAGGGTTTTCCCTGCGCCCACGGCGTGGGCCAGGTAGACGTTGCCGGTCTGGATGATGCGCCAGATGGCCCGTTTCTGGTGATCATACAGCTTATAACGCAGGGAAAGGCCGGGAAGGCTTAGGTGCGAGCCGTCAAAGCGGCGTGGGGCGATATTGTTGAAGGTGCGGTTATAGATTTTCACTAGTTCGCCAGTGCGCTTGGCATCCTGCCATACCCACGATTCGAAAGCCTTGCGCATCTTGTCGGCTTTTTCATTGGCTTCGGTGGTGGCGGTATCGTCAGTGCGCGTCCTGCCCTGCGCGTCCTTGACCCGAATCGTGATGCTCTGGTTGTTCAGAACGGCGGAAAGGATTTCCTGCGGGGAGCGATCCGGCGTGCCCCATTCCGAAGTGCCGGAACGGGCGGAACGCCGGTTCGCATCGGGCACGGAAAACGTGCCGGAATCCTTGTTGTACCGGATGTGAATATCCAGCCCCAAGATTTCCCTGACGAAAGCGTCCAGATGCTCTGTGGGAATCCAGGGCGCGCCAAGCCCCACGCTGATGTTTTTCGCTTCCAGCGGCTTGGGCTGGACTTTGCGCAGGGCCTCGACATTGCGCCGGTATCGCTCGTCGCTGGCGGCGGCCGCTTCTGCCTCCTCGAGCTTGGTCACCACGTCGCCGGACAGGTATTCGTCGGCCATCTGCCAATCCGCGCCGGGCACTTCATAAACGGCGTCTCCAAGCTCCCTTATAACGGCATCCCGATCTTTGCCCGCCAGGTCGGCCACATGGTCCAGATCCAGCGTGCCGCGCTGGTCCAGACTCACCATGAGCGCGTCGTTGATGTTCTTGATCTGCGGCGTGACCGGTCGTTTGATGGTGCGGCCTTTGAGAAATTCCGCTTTGACAATGCGGCCGTCGTCCGTGACCTTTTCAAGCTGTTCGATCAGGGGCGCTTCTACATCAAGATCAAAAAGCCTTTTCCGTTTGTATCGGCGGTAGCTGGTGGTGACTTCCTCGCCATTCTTGTTTTTCGACGTCCGCTCGTATTCTTTGAACTCGTTGATAAGTCCGTGCTTTTTGACAAAGGCGCCATAAAGTTGATTCAGCTTCTTCAGGGAAGCTTCCCAATCCCCATCCTGAAGCTGGTCATACTGCGCATGCTTCAGGGCGTCGCGCAATTCCACATAGCCCTTGAGCCATTCCCTGTCGGCGTCACTCAGTTTTGCCACAGTGCCGATGTCCACTCCCGAGCCGTTGTCGAGACGCCGGAGAAAGCCTTTGTCATCGACGTACAGAGCGCCTTCCTTGGTGTGCTTGGGATTGAAATCCCGTTCAGCCGCCTGTTGGCGTATGGAGTCGGCGGAGCTGCGCACGTCCGGAGAATAGACGTTTTCCGGGAGATGGGTCACGGCTTCCGCAAATTGGGCGTCAATGTCCGTGCCGCGCGGCAGAACAGTATATTCATTGGCGCTGCGCATACTGCCCTGGAGGCTGTGCTCTCCCAACACCATTTCCGGATGGCGGGCAAAGTATTCATTGACCAGGGCCGGGCCTTCCGGCGTCTTCACTTCGGCCCGTCCCAGCCAGGATTCCCCTCCAGCGGCCTCGCCCGGCTGGCGCTTGCGCAGAAAAAGCACGTCCGTCACCACTTCGGTTCCGGCATTCTGTTTGAAGGCGGTTTGCGGCAGACGGACGGCGCCCAGCAAATCAGCCCGCTCGGCCATGAAGTTACGGGCCTTGTCGTCTGCCTTGTCCATGGTGCCCTTGCTGGTCACGAACACCAGCAGGCCGCCGGGACGCACCTTGTCCAGCGACTTGGCAAAAAAGTAATCGTGCAGCAGGAAGCGGTATTTCTTGTAGGCGGGGTCGTCCAGAATCTTGGTGGCCGAGAACGGCGGATTGCCGATAGCCAGATCAAAAAAGTTGTCCGGAAGCTTTTGTTTGACGAAATCCGCGTTAAGAATGTTGGATTCCGGCAACAGATGGCGGGCAATACGGGCCGTGGACTTGTCCATTTCCACGCCGGTATATTTTGATTTCTCCATGACTTCAGAAGGCGAGGCCACGGCGAAAAGTCCTGTGCCCATGCCCGGCTCCAGGATGTTGCCGCCCTTGAATCCCAGACGCTGCAGGCCGGACCAGATAGCCCTGATCATGGGCTCGGACGTGTAGTGCGCGTATTGGGTGGACTGAAAGGCGGTGGCGACTTCTTCGGGAGAAAGCATCTCCGCCGCCCGTTCGGCCAGGGGACGCCAATCCGGGCTCACAGCATATGGATTGATTTCCCGGCGCGAACTGTTGGTGGAGGGAAAGAGCCTGTTGCGGATGTCCGCTGGTCCCCAGCCAACGTATTGAGCGAGCAAAGCCTGCTCTTCGGGCGTAGCGGCGCGCTTTTCCGCGTCAAGGCGCTTGGACAGTTCAATGATGTCCAGATTGCGGGCAGCCGTCTCCTTCCACGAGCCGGTACGCGCCAGCGCCCCGACAGGAGCGTTGTAATTCAGGCCGGATACGGATCCTCGTCCTCGCCTTGATCCCCTGTCGGCGGTTCCTCGTCGAACTCGATCCCCGTCTGCAGCGCCTCGTTCCAGGCGTTGTTGTAAGCCATGGTCAGCATCTGCGTCCCCAGGATGATGTCGTCCGGCTGTTCTCTGTGAAATTTTGTCAGAGCTTCCGAGGACAGTTCTTCCCACACTTCCTCCACTTCGTCCGCCCGCGTCTGTACCACTTCTTCCAGCTTCCCGCTTTCCGTCAGCTCGCGATACATCTTCGGAGCCATGTTCTTCATGGCTTCCCGAATCGTCCACTCCAGATCCTTGCGCGTCAGTCGGGGCATGGGAAAGCTCCTTGTTTTCTGCGGCGTCCCGCTTGTTTTCTACCGCCTGTGCATCAGATTTTACCATGCCCTTTTCGGCTTTGGAAGCGCCATTTGCGGGATTTTCCCGAGCCCGCTTCTTTTTCGGTTCTGCCTGAGACGCGGGCACTGTGGGCTTATCCTCTGTTTGGCCGTCTTCATTGACCCGAGCAGGGTTCCGCTCTGCCCGCACCCGCTCCTGAAGCTGGGCATTGGTCAGGCGGCGCGCTTCATCCTGGCTTTCCGGGGGAAGCTGTTTCAGCAAGTCCGCCCTGCTCTCGCGCGGCCTGGCTTGCGGTGCGGCAGTGGTGATCGCCCTTGTACTTTCCGCCTGGGCTCCGGCGTATTGCGTGTTCGCAAAGGACGGCATAGAGGCCGCAGGGGGGACAAGCGTCTCCCGTATGGCGGACTGCGGCCCCATGGCGGGCGCGAGAGACTGTGTATTGCTTGGCGCAATCGGCGTCTGCTGCACGCGGGATTCTCCACTCTGGGCCCCTGGTGCCAGAGGATTCGGAGCCGGCATCCCCAAGATTTCGGCCTGGGCCATGGTGTCAGCGCGCGGCGCTGTCTGCGTGTTGGTGATTTGTGTCTGCGTGGGAACGGGGGCGGCAGCGGTGGGATTGGCCGTAGTGACGGCGAGAGGCATTGCCTGCTGCCCTATCCGGCTCAACACGCCGCCGCTTACGGGATAGCTCTCCCGCATGCGCGACATGGGCCCATACAAGGACATGGCCTTGTCGCCTTCAAGGCGTTCTTGCTCTTCAAATTTCCGAACGAAATTCTCACTGTCGGCGTGTTCGGCGTCGCTCAAAAAAGCATTCGAAGCGGGCCGTGCGGGCATTACAGTCGGCCTGAGCATCGCGTCCATCGTAAAGCTGGATGCATCGGGAAAAGGCGCGGCATCTGCCTGCAAAAGATCGACGTTTTCCCCTTGATCCATTGCGGTGGACATGCGAGAGGCGGAAGCGCCCGGCGAGGTGGTGGACGTCTGGGGGTCTGTCCGCAGATGATTCCAGCCGCGCGCGGCCGCCTCCCTGTTCCAGACGTCTTCATCCATGCGCGGTTCATCGGGATTCCAGAACGGAGAAGACAGCTCCTCAAATTCACCCGACTGTGCCGCGCTGGAGGAAGCATCCGGGTCCGCACCGGCATTCGCCTCAACAGCGGCCTTGCTCTTTCTGAACCGCCGTGCGAGCATGTCAGCGCCCTTCTTCCCCCCGGCCATGAGAGTCGTTTGCCAGAAAGTCGCGGGGGCGATCTCGCCAAGGGCTTCAAGAAAGCCGGGGGCCTTTTCGCGCAGGCCCGCGCGCTCCTCCTCGTATCCCTGCCCCATTTGCGTAGCTGTTTCTGTCGCGAATTCTTCACCGTACAGGCCGCCGACGCGCTTTATGCCCTGGCCGACCGAGCCCCGGAACAAGCCCTTCCCGAGCGGCCCGAGCAGCTTTGCCATGAACAGGTTGCTCAAGGCCTCCGGCCCGGCTTCCCATAAGCCGTGGCGTGTGGCCTCGCCGTCAAACTCTTCCGCTACCCTGTCCCATTCCTCTTGCGAGGGCATGCGGCCCAGCACCTGCCTTGTCTGGTCAAGCATCCGCCGCATGAAATCTTCTTTTGTGGCGCGGTAGGCCACAGCCCCGGAGGCGGCCATGCCTGCGGCACCCGCGCCGACAGGGCCCGCCACCGCTCCGGCGGCCCCGGCGCCCAGGCTCGCGCCCATGGTCGTCAGGCTGTACGGTATGGACATCATGGCGTCAGGTATGCCCTCAAAGGTCTTTCCCTGATATTTCCGTGCGTACTCAGCCTGTTCACGCTCACGTTCCTGACGCTCGCGCAGGGCGTCCGCATCGTTTACGTCGATGTCACCGCCGCGCCACACGTCGCGCACCGTATCCACTACTCCGCCGGGAAGCATGGCAAGACCTTCTCCAATGGCCATGGCCGAGTTGCCCAGCTTGGAGAGAAAGCCGGGTTCTTCCCGGGGCTGGGATTGTGAGTCACCAAAAATTGCTGCGAACTGCTCATAGGGCATATCAGCATACCGCGAACGGTGCAGTGCCGTGGACAGTTCGTAGTCGCTCATATCATTATACTGTGGATATCTGATGCGGAATTCCTGAAGATTCAGCATATTCATTCCTTACAGTTGGAAGTGGCATACCAACGGCACGGAGAAGGGAAGGAAGGGATGAACAGAAAATAAGGGGAAATTCTCTTGACAGATGATATATTTTTTATACCATTCTTACATGAAATTTGAGTATGATCCCGCCAAAAGCGCGGCCAACAAAAGAAAGCATGGCCTGGACTTTGAAGAGGCCAAGGCTTTGTGGGATGACGATAATCTCCTCGTTTTCCCTTTGCGCCTTGAAGACGAACCACGGCAAGCCTGTATCGGATGGCTTGCGGGCAAGCACTGGACAGCGATTATTACGTGCCGTGGTGCAGTGGTGCGGATCATCTCTGTTCGCCGGGCGAGAAAAGACGAGGTGGCAGCTTATGAAAGCGAATGAATTTGACAAGCAATTTGACGAGGGCGCAAGCGTGATGCCCTTTGCGGATATGTCCAAGGCGACACGCCCCAATCGAAAGACCCAAAGGGTCAACGTTGATTTCCCAAAGTGGATGGTTGATTCATTGGACCGCGAGGCCGCGCATCTGGGTGTGAGCCGACAAGCCTTGGTCAAGGTCTGGATAGCCAACTGCCTCGCACGGGAATCCCATAGCCTGCGTCAGGATTAAGCAAGTCGCCATGCGGGAAAGTGTTCTTTTCAAGCGGGATGACGCCCCCTCTGCGGAGGCGAATGATCAGGGCCTCACCTTCCGGCGCGTCCGTAAAATCAGGCGCTACAGCATGGAAGAAGTGCTGGGCAGCCTCCACAGCGAGGAAGAACAGCAAGAGATGGATTGGGGCGCTCCCGCAGGTAAGGAGGTCTGGTAGGACCGCTCTTTTCAGGCGCTGGGCAATATCGGACAGGACTTTCTTGACGAAGAAGTCCTCGGCAGACTATGCGCTGTGTTGACGGGGGAGCTTCTGATCGGAGCCGACCCCGGCCTTGTTTTTCCTTCCCTTCTCTATGCCATTGTGAAAGAACCGCGTTTCTATGGTTACGGCCTGTAATCCAAAATATCTTCGGGATCGGCATAATCCCCCGTGTTGACCAGCCAGTTTCCTACGGCGTTCCCGGCGTTAATGAGGCCGTTTACCGTATTGCTGTAACTGTCAAACCCAGAGTTGGAACTGCCGACGCTGTCTAAGGTTCCGGGCTTCGGCCCGGTGGCGGCGTTTTTGATGCGATCTCCTGTGGTCGTACCGGGGCCGCCCGGCCGCGATGACCGGGCCAGGCTTGGTCCGGACTGGCTCTGTTTACGCAGACCCAAAGGGTCAATGCCACCGCCAGCAAAAGCCTTAGCGCGCGCACGCTGCTGAACTTCTTCCGGCTTCAATTGGGGATTGTTCCTCGCTATGTCACCTGCGTAGACGGCCATGTCTCTCTTGAGCTTATCCGCATACTGGTAAGGGGTATGGCCGAGCGCCACACCGCGCTCCAGCGCTGCGGCCATCTCAATGTCAACACTCTTCTCTCCGGTCGCCGGGTCTACAACTGTCGCCAAGTCCTTGATCAATCCATATGCTTTTGAGTTGACTCCGTTCCCGCCCCCGCCCCTGGTCTTTCCCGGATTGAGATGGGTTAAATTCGTGCCGCGCGCCAATCCATCAAGACCTTCATATTTTCCCAGGGGTTCTCCGTTCAGGCCGAAAACAGAATATATAGATTTGCTGTTGTATCCCGAAAGTCCGGTTGCGGGATCCCTGACGGCATTCTGCACGACGGCCCAGCCGCCTGTTCTGCCGGTTCTGCGATCATGCAGAATTATATCTTTGGATGGATTGGCCCCGTTTTGGGCGTTTCCCTCCACAGTCGCCAGTACGTGTCTGCCTACGGCAAGCTCATATTCCCTGTTCATCGGCGTCAGCTTCATGTCCACGCCGCTCATGACGTAGGTTTCGCCGCGATAGTGCCTGTTGACGAGTTCCAATGCCTGCTTCGCGCCCATTCTTTCGCCGGTATCCACAAAATCGCCGTCCCGATCGGAACGGAACTGGACGGCAAATGTACCGTCGCCCAAATTCTTGAGTCGGTAGGGAGTGGGTTGGCTTGCGGTAAGCCGTTCCATTTCGGATGCAAAGCCCTGCAGATCGCCCTTATTGTAAGCTTCATTGAGACGCAGGGCTCCGACACGAAAATCCTGATACAGCATGGCAGCGAATTTCTGGATGTTCTGTTTTGTTTCAAGGCGACCTTTCTCTGTGCCGAGTCTGTCGGCCATGAACTGATTGGTAGCCTTGTTGTGCCAATAGTCCTGCATATCAGGGTTGTTCTGGATGGATTCCAATCCGCCCTGTTCATACGCCTTGGCGACGTCATCATAGGCGCTCCTGACCTTGTGGGCGTCGTACAGGCTCTTTGCCCCTTCAGCGGCATTGACCACGGAGTTAAGACCATATCCGACAGCTCGCGCCCCCTTGTAAAGATCATCCCAAAAATTTGTTTTCTGTTTTGTGGTGGTGGTCGTCTGCTTCGTTTGCGATGCCGCCGCCTGTGTCGCGCCGCTCATGGCTGACTGCGCAAGCGCGGCCGGATTGCTGCTTGGCTTGTAAAGAGGCATGCCCATCCCTCCTAAAAAAATAACGAAGTCAGCGCGCCGATGCCCGCGCCGACAAGTGTGCCCACACCGGGTACGACAGACCCGGCGGTAGCGCCTGCCGCCGCGCCGCCCGCCGCCCCGGCCGTGCCTGTGAGCGCGGTTCCCGCAAGCCCGCCCAGATAGCCGCCCGCCGCCCCGCCAACGACACCGCCGACTTTCCCGCCCGTGTCTCCGGCAATGGCCTGACCGAGCGCCTTGCCGCCCATGCTTCCGGCAACGCCGCCAATGGCTGAACCGGCCATTGGCCCCCATGCCAGGGCGGACTGGCCCTGCGTGGCCGCTCCGGCTCCGGCTTCCGCAGCGCCCTCACCGAGGCCGGAAGTCATCTCCGGAGCCATTGGCCCAATATTCCGCATGGCTTCCGCCTGCCCCATGTTCATGGCGCCGGCAGCGCCACTTCCGACGGCTTGCGCGCCGGTATTGAGCTGCACGGAACCCAGCAGGCCGTCCGTCACGCCCGCCTGTGCGGCTCCGGCGCCGGCAGTGGCCGCCTGTTCCGCCGCGTCCGGCGCACCAAGACCGGCCAGCCAGTCATACGCCTTGTTGCCGTATTTCCACGCGGCCTCGCCGGTTCCGAGCAGCCCAACGCCCTGCGCAAGAAACTGTCCCGCCGATGGGCGCACAGCCTCGTATTCGGTTCTGGGGCCCTCCCGGGTCTGTTTCCCCATTGTTGCGGCAGCCTGATCATAGGTCTTTTTGGCCCGACCAAACGCATTGTCATTTTTGTACAAAGGCATGTTTCACTCCTAGCCTTTGGCAAAGCCAATACCCTGCAAAATGCCGCCGGTGGCGTTGAAATTCGCGGCGCTTTTCAGGCGTTCAAAGTTTTCCTGCTCCGCGCCCACGCGGGCCTGGGTCCGGGCTCCGGCAAGCTGGGCGGCCTTCTGCGTGTCCAGAGCGGCCGCAACCCCCTGAAACCGGCCGCTGTTGGGGTTCACGCCCATACGGGCATTGGCACGCACGGCCTGCTCCTGAGCATCCTTCCAGGCATTTGTGGCGTCCGCCGTGGCCAGGGCCATCCGTTCGTTCACGTCCACACCCTGCGTGGCGGAAGTCAGGAATTTCTGGGCGGCCGCTGTCTGCTGCGGCAACAGTTCTCTGGCTGTGCCGAGCTGCTGCCTGTACAGGGCGCTTTCCAGCGGCAACATTTCCATGTTGGTTTTTGTCTGCTCGATTTCATAGGGCTTCATGTGGGTCTGCCACATCTCGAAATAGTCCCTGGCCCAGCCCTGCTGCTCCTCGGAGAGTGTCGCCATGCGCCTGTTGTATTCGTAATCAACCGTATTGGTGGTGCTGCTGCCGCCGCCACTGCCGCCCATGCATTCGGCCACGGGGCCGTGATGCTCAAAACCATCGGCTTCCAGCGTCCTGCCTGTACTCATGTCCAGCACCATACGGGTATAAATCATGCGTCCCATGTCGCCTCCACAATTTCTCCATCGGCCACACCGAGAATTTCCCGTGTCGCGGCGGTCACCACGCCGTCCTCGCTCTTTCCCGTGTTCGCGAGGAAGACGCGATTCGGAATTGACCCGATCAGCCGCCAGCCGCTTTGCAGGGCGGCTTTCCATGCCAGGGGATTGCTTTCCGGCGTGATGCCGTACACGCTGTCGAACAGGTATCCGTCGGCATCCCTGATCGAAAGCACATATTTATAAAAATTCCTGCCAAGGGGGATGCGCGTCCTGCGGCCCCAGAACTTGCGAAAAATAACAAAATGAGCGCGGGCCGACCTGCCCTGAATGCCGTTGAGCCAAGAAAATGCGGCCACGTCCTTGCCGTGCATGACGACAAAGGAGATGGTTCCTGGCCTCAATACCTCATCCAGAAACTCGTCCTTCGTCCGGACTGAACCGTCATGGAACAAGCTGGCAAGCAGGCCGTCCTCCACAACCCTGTCAAAGACGTGCCCAAGAAGGCCAGGTGCAATGGGAAGCGCCCTGTCGACATACAGGGCCGTGAATTTCTCACTCATCGTCCGTTCTCCGTCTGCCCGTGGCGCGCCACGCCATTTGCCCCGGAACCACCGCCTGTGCGCCGCTTTCGTCCTCTCCCATGTCGCAGCAGGCCACCGCGTCGAACAGCCATGAGCCATCGATCTGACGCAAATTTTCAATGCCGACGCGAAGAAGGCCGCCGGCCTGCGCACTCAGTACAAAACCGATAACCGCCACGCCTGGCCGTTCCAGCCACACGCCGATATTGACGGTTTCGCCGTGCGCGGCCACCCCTTCCGCCACTGCCGGGAACACGTCCGCGCCCAGCTTCTCGGCGGTTACCGCCCGAGCGGCCAGTTCACGCTCCGTGACGGCCCCGGCTGCCAGCTTGTCGCCAGTGACGGCGGACAGCGCGATTTTTGCCCCGGTAACGGCTCCCGCCGCCAGCTTCTCGCTGTTCACCGCCCCGGCGGCGATCTTGCGCGAGGTCACGGAGTCGTCGCGCGGCATGGAGGGGTCCGCAAGGGCATATCCGTATCCGCCGCCGACGCCGGTGCCGGGATTCGGGGTTTCCACCCGCCGCACCGCCCGCGCCTCGTCCGCGCCGCGCGCCAGCCCGGCCAGACGGCGCACCACGGCGTCCAGACTGTTCAGGTATGAGGTCAGTCCGACGGGAAGTCCGCGCGGCACGGATTGCATGCCGCGTTCAATGCTTTCAGACGCCATGTTCAACACCCTCCACGCTGCCGCCAATCCGGGCCTCATGTATTTCCGCCGTTCCGGAAAGCTCGAAACGCCAAAGCCGTTCCGAACGCATGGGCCGAATGCGCACCGCCTTCCCGGTCGTCATTCGCAGGCTTGCCCGCGCCCGCTTGTCGTCCGGGCCGAAAATGTCCATGCGCACGGGGTTCCGCGCGCATTGTTCTCCCTGTACCCGCGCGGCGGACATGCCGCACAGGGCGGACGTGAAAAGGTCCCTGCTTCGCCAGCGGTACGGCAGAAGCGCGGTATCGCCCTCGAACTTCCAGATGCCGCTTCCACCCGGAGTTTTCGCGCTCAGGTACAGTGCGTCGTCCACACTGTGATCGTCAAAATCCTTAACGTGATCCTTGAGCAATATATTGCTGGCGCCCATGAGCATGGACAGACCGGACGCCGTGCTGCCCGCGCCCTTGACGTTGCCGTCCCCGGCATTGAAGCGCGGCGTGCTGATCTCGTCCGCGCTGTTGGACCAAAACTGCTGCAGCGTAAGATTTTCCTGTATGCAGGAGGGGATGTTGACAGCCTGAAAGGCCTGGGGCAGCGTCACGCCGGACCTTTCAAACCGCAGCATTTTGCGGGACATTGCCCCGCTCAGGTCGGCGGCGTCCTCCGCGCACAGGGCCTGCATGTTGAAAGCCAGGAACGGGCCGGAAGAAAGCCCCACGTTGTCCTGCATGGCACGCACGGAGGAGTTGATGCCCGCCTGCGGCGACCGCAGCAGGGAGGCGATGCCCTCCGGCCAGAACGTGCTGTCGTCGCGCTCGTAAGGGTACCAGTAATAGGGTATATCCACGCCCTCAAGAGGATTGACCATGGCCTTGATGATGGTGTCATCGCCCATCATCCACACATTGGAGCTGTAGACCTCGGCATGCCGGTCCTCTGGGATGTTCGCTCCGGCGTCGTACAGTTCCTTGCCGGTGAGAAATCCCCAACGTTCCCAGACGCGGTAACGCTTTTTGAGGTTGTCGCCGCCGTTGCGTTCCTGGTCCAGCGTCCTCAGTTGCGACTCCCAACTGGCCAGAGTTGCGTCGCCGTCCTCATGATCGCGCAGGTAGGTTTCGATGGTGCCTGCGTCAAAGCCGGGAAAAGACTTGAGCGCGATCACGTCCTTGTCGGTCATGAGGTGGGATTGCCAGACAAAGCGCAGTTCGCCGGGGTTGCGCGCGTCAGGATCAGGAAAGACGTCCCATATGCTCACAGCCTCATGGTATGGGCGCATGTCCTCACTATAAAGGTGCTCTTTCCATGTGAGTTGTCCCAGCGCGTCCTTACGGCAGATGTAGCGCTTGGTCTGTACTTTCTCCACCAGCGGACCTTTAAGGATGCCCATGCCGTACAGACAGGCGTCGTGGACCACGGCGCGGCTGTGCTGCACCCATGCCGGACGCAGATTCCCGTTGGCGCTGCACTCCCTGAGCTGGTCGTCGATAAGCCTTTCCATGCGCTTGGCTCGTTCCGCAGCTACCCGTTGCCGGGTTTCCGGCGTGTCGATCTCCGCCAGAGCCTGCTGATAGGCGTTTGCCTGCAACTTCTGCATGGCCAGCATGTCAGGCACAATTCTCCGCGCGCCCAGATCCTGCATGACGGGTTCCAGGGCGCGCAGCATGGCCGCGTTGATCTCGTCGGCCATGTCCTCGGCCATGATGTCCGGCGGCAACATGGGATCGGGCGTGGGGCTGATGCTCCAGTTTTTGCTCCGCTGGGGGAAAAGCAGATCCATGAGACGAGCCACCATGGTGTTCACCTTGCTGGTGGTCAGGCGATAATAAACCTGAGAGCGTTTGTTCTTCCTGAGCTGTTCCGCCACTGCCGGAGGGTAGAAACCCTTGTACTGGCGCAGATCGTCCAGCCAGCGCAGTTCATACAGACTGCGGGCGTTCTGGGCCTCCTTCAGCTCCTGCCCCAACTGCTGACCCAGTGCGCCCCGGTCAATGGGCGGGCGCTGCGGATCTGACTGAAGAGCCCCGGATGCGGGAATAGCGGGCAGCATGCTCATTGACGCCTGCTCCGTGAAGTGAGCGCGGAGAACTGCTTGTCATGCTCGTCCACGCGATGGGTGAGGGCGCGCAGCTTGTCGTCCAGAGTGGCGTGCTCCCTCATGTGCGGCTCACGCAGCAGATATTCCCGATTGAGACTGTTTTTCATCTCCCGCAGTTCCTCGGCCAGAGCCGCCCAGCGCGCCTTGTCGGCTTCCCGGTCAGTGTTGCGCTGACGGTGCCGCACAAAGGAGTCCACGCCATTGCCGCCCAGGAGCAGGAGCAGCAGAACAAGGCCGAAGACGTTACCGTCCATCAAAGCCCCCCAAGCAGCGGCAGGCGGAAAAGATCCGCAAGGTGCTCCGGTGTCCACTGCCCCCTGAAGATATACAGGGCATATCCCGCGAGCATGAGCGTCAGCATGCCCGTGGCCCAGATCATCAACACGCGCCGGAACCAGCGGGGAAGCCTTGTCCAGCGCGAACGGGAGCGCGGAGCGCCGTTGTCCGGCGCACTCATTCCAGAGCCTCCGTCATGCCGTCCACATAGTCGCGCATGGCCCCAAGCCGCCCGTTGCAGCGCCCAAAGGCGTCGCGCACATCGAGCACATAGCGCACATGCGCCAGGGCGGCCCCGTCCGTATCTCCGTTTTTGAGCAGTTCCAGCGCCATGCCGCTATCCTCCGGCTCCGGGCAGGGGTCCATGAGCGCGCGGGGCGGCGCGATCACCACGGGCGGCGGCGTCTTCGCGGAGCAGCCGCAGACAACAATCAATACGCTCAGGACCAGACAGCGCGGCGCAAGCTTCCAGGCGTTTTTCAAGTTCAGTGCGGGCATGGGCAATATCCTGTTCCGAGGCCGCCTGCTTTTTCAGGGCGGCGTCAGCGTGTTTCTGGTTCTCGGCGATCACCTGTTCCATGCGGGCGGCGATCTTGACGGCCGCACGGTCATCCACCCAGGCGTCCAGCGCCAGCCAGGCCAGGGCGACAAGCGCGGCAGCGACAGCGACAATGACGGCCCAGCGGCTCACAGCAGTTGCTCCAGGAGCCGCCCTTCCAGCCTGCGGCGGCGTTGGTACCCGCTCCACAGCCTGCCGTTCCCGAGCCGCGCGGCGGCGTCCGCCCAGTCCTGACGGACAAGGGCCGACCAGGTGTTGGGATACTTGCGGGGCGACTTGACCCCGCGCTGGTACTGGATGCTGACAATGGCGGCCTGGGCCTGCCAGGGCAGTGTGGCGAACCGGCCCGGCAATCCCACGGCCCGGTCATAATAGTCGGCAATCCTGGTGATGTGGTGATTGAGCATGGCCGCGTCCAGCTCGTCGGCCACGTCCTGACTGATGGTCAGGGGCAGGCGGTGCAGCACGGCCACGGCGGCGGCCTGCCTCTGACCCAGATAGGGCCGGAGCCGGTTGACAATGCCGGGACTCACGCCCATGCCGGCCAGTGTGGCCGCGTCCGTCTGGCCAAGGTCCACGCCCGTGCCAATGGTCACGCCGCTGATGCCCATGGGGACGTATCGCTCCGGTTCCGGCCCGCCGTGATAGTTGGCCGTGCCGCCGGTGATCAGTTCGCAGGGAATGTGGCCGTGCAACTGCTGCGGCCCCTCGAAGCCGGGACGGCGGAGGACTTCGACGATTTTGTCGATATGAATGGGCATGGATTGCACTCCTGCTTTTGGCAAAAGCGTAGCATGGGTTTTTTCGACGGGAAGGCTGAGGATAGGCTGAGGATAAGCTGGGAACGGCTGGGGAGGGGTTGACAAGGATTTTTCCCCTTGACCTTTATAGCATATATATTATATTTTCCCTATGAAATGGACGGTAGAATTTCTCAATGAAAAAGCAGAGGCGGAATTCCTGGCTCTGCCGAACGACTTGCTCGCCTCGTTGCTGAAAATCGTCGCACTAGTTGAAGAATATGGGCTGATGCATGTCGGGATGCCGTATGTCCGCCATCTGCAAGGCAAGCTCTGGGAAATGCGGGGCAAAGGCAAGGACGGCATTGCACGAAGTATCTATGTGGCATCATCTGGGCAGCGCGTGATTGTGGTCAGGTCATTTGTCAAAAAAACAGCCAAGACACCGCAATCTGAAATAGAAATTGCCCTGAAACGCGCCAAGGAGATTGTATAATGGGAAAGCGAGTACTTGATGTATTGCCGGAACTGCTTAAGAAACCTGAATTTCGGACAGAATATGATGCGTTAGAGCAGGAGTTCAGCATTGCCAAGGCCCTGATTGAAGCGCGCTCGGCTGCTGGTATGACACAGGTTGACGTGGCGCAACGTATGGGCGTTTCGCAGCCAGTTGTGGCTCGTATGGAGTCGGGCAGAAATGTTTCTGTGAAAAGCCTGCGCCGCTATGCGCGGGCCATAAACCGCCCTATTCCTATTCTGATTCAGCCGGAACCTCAGCCGTAGATTGCGCCACACGCCATGCCTGCAAGGCGGCTGCTTCCGTGCTATATCGGACCTTGTTGCCGCTGCCGTCCAGGACAATGGGCGCGCCATCAGCCGCCCAACGACGCACGATTTTCGCGCTTACCCCCATCTCCTTGCAAATCTCGGTCATATTCCGCAGAATCTTGGGCACATAGGCCACCTGTGCGCTTTCTCTCTGTTCCACCCTAATACCCTCCCAAAGCATCCGCCGGGCCGCCTGCCCCACTCAGCCGACCGCCCCACTCGCCCATGGGCTGCATGTCGATGGCCTCCAGCGCCCAGCACAGGGCGCACACGCCCGGCCACTGGATCATGGCCCCGCTCATGGCATCTTCAGCCGACGCCTGCGTGGCTTCAATGGGCAGGCCCGTGTCCGGGCCAAGCTCCAGCGTCTTGGCGTCCTTAACACGGACTTGCAGCAGGCTCAGATAGTACGGCAACAGACCTTCGCCCTTGCCGTGCCACATAAGCGGCGGTTCAGTGCGCAGAGGTGATTTTCGCTCCTGCCGCCGCTTGTCGTTTTCCACGTCGAGCAGGGCAATGCGCCTGTCGTCCTCCGGCGTCACGATGCGCGGGGCCTTAAAGCGCAACAAATAGCGCTCCGCCGTCTGGATCAACTGCGCGGGGCTGTCGCTGCGTTCTTCGGCCAGCAGGTAGACATGCCGCGCCTCGCCCATAACCATGGGCGGATGCCGCATTTCTCCCAAGGCTACAACCGCGCCCGGCAGCGGATGCCAGGGCCAGGCCAGAGCGCAGACCACGCGACGGAACTGCCGTCCCCGCTCGTCCGCCAGATACGGCTCGCCGGTGATGATGTCAGTCAGTCGAACCAGCATATGCTCAACTCCAGTCAGCCCCGGCCAGCATGCCGCCGTTGGGCATGAGCAAGGTGTCGATGGCGTCCACCACCGTGTCCACCTGGTCGTCGTGCGCGTGAGTCATGGCCGGAGAGAAGGCGCACATTTCGTTGATGAGCGGATCGGCCCACTCCACACCTTCCGGCACATAGAATCGCCCGGCGGCCACATACGGCAAAATGTCATTGGCCCGGCTCACCTTGTCACGGTTGCGCTGCACCGCGATGACCGGGATGGCCGTCTGCGCGCGCAACGTCTGGATCAGGCCGGTGCCGCTGGACTTGTCCTCGATAAAAAAGCCCATGAAACGCACGGGATTGCTGATGCGGTGCGGCTTGTGCCGTTCCCAGAAGTTTTTGGCATGTTCCAGCAGCTCCGGCGCTGTCCACTTTCCGCGCTCCAGATCCAGCGAATAGACGTTGTTGCCGTCGCTCCCGGCATAGTGCAGCACGGAAAAGTCGTTGCGCTGCCCTTCTTTCATGGCCGTGTCCGCGAAGATGCCCACCCGTGTCAGTCCTTTCACCGGCGGGGGGGCGCAGCGCTGAATCATCTCACGCTTGAACATGGCTCCGCCGGCGGGCGAAGGACGTTGCATGTATTGGGCATGGAAGGCGAAGGGGTCCAGGGTCGCCATGCGTTCCGCAGTGTCGGCACTGAATGTTTCCGGCCAGAGCATGGTTCCAGCCTCGTCCCGCACCGGAATTTGCAGCACCTCCCACAACTTTGGTTCGCGTTCGAGCAGATAGCCCACAAGGTCTTGCTCGTGCAGGCGCTGCATAATAAGCAGAACAGGCGTTGCATCGCTGTTCCGGCGCGAATAAAGCGTTTGGGTATACCAGGTGTTGCAGCCGTCCCGCTTGGCCTCCGAGTAAGCGTCCTTGGCCTGCAAAGGGTCGTCGATGACTATGCCGCCGCCGAACTCCCGCCGCTTCTTCCCTGCCCCGAAACCTGTGATGGTCCCGCCGACGCCCACCCCGTAGACAGAGCCGCCTGACGGCGTGCCGAACTGGTCCTGTCGGCCTTCGCCGGGCAAGACGCCCACATAGGGGTAAGCCCGCCGGTACCAGTCGGAACTGACGGCGTTTTTGATAGCCATGGTCTGGGTCACGGCCAGTTTTGCCGAACACGAGGTATATATCCATTCGCTGTCGGGCCATGCGCCCAGGCCCCAGGCCACCAGATCGCGCGCGATGAAGGTCTTGCCGTGACGCGGGGGCATGCACACGGCCAGATTGCGCTTTTCTCCCGGCAATGAACCCGTGACCCAGCGCGTAAGGGCGCTGAATATCCGCCGATGGAACGGCAACACTGTGCGCGGAGCGCGGATAGCGATGCCGTGAGCGACAAAGAACTCCTCAAGCGTGGGGAGCCTCATTGCCCGCCGTCCTCGATGACTTCGTCCGACTGGCGCACAATCTCGGCCAGCGCGTCACGCGGGCTCATGGCCGCGGACTGAGCCTGTTGCTGATTCACGGTGACGGTGGTTTGCTGGGCCGGAGCCTGCTGCGCGGGAGCAAGGTTCTTGCGGGCCCTGGAAAGGGCTTCGATTTCGTCCGGACTGCTGGCCTGATTCGCCAGCGTGATGGCTTTGGCGGCCAGGGCCACGTCCAGAGAGGCAAGCATGCCCTCGGCCTGAAGGCGTTCCTGCACCACACTTTGCAGCGTGTGCTGAAAACGCAACGGCAGGTCTTGCGTTTGCGTTTCAACCGCCGCGAGTTCCTTGACCGCCGCCACCTTGCGTTCGGCCAAGTCTTGCATTTTGCCCTGTACCCAGCCCTCGGCCCGCGCCCGCCTGGAAACGCTGGACGTGGCCACGTCGAAACACTTGGCCACGTCGCCCAGGCTTACCCCGCGCACCTCGTACTCGGCCCGGGCCTGTTCCCATTGCTCGGGTTTAAGACGCGCCATGTTTCCCCCTGCCCTGCCCGATGCGGCGTACAGACACCTCCCATGCCGGATATTCGCCGTACCGCTTTTCGCAGATCAGCCGCACCACCTGCCGGTCGTCGTGCCAGAACTGGAGCCTGGTCATGGCGTCCTTGATCTGCTTGGCGAGGTTGTCCAGGTCCGGCTTGACCGTGTGGCAGACGGCTCCCCGCAACATGTCCGCGCGCTCTTTCTTGCTGCATGATTTGGGCGCGGGGTAAATTGCCCTGAACGACAGTTCCAGACCGCCATTCATGGGCGACGACGGCTTATGGGGACACAGCAGGGCTTCCAGGGCTCGCTCGTTGGCCTCCTGTACATCGGATTTATAAGTCCGGTGAAAACCGTCGGGCGTGGTCATATGCCGAGGCCGCTGCTGGGCTGTGGGCAGACAACGCAAGGTGAAGACCAGGACGCGGCCGGACCTGTTTACGTCGGCCGACTGAGGAACACCCCCGGCGTACAGCCCGGGCAGATGTCCCTGCGTTGTATTTGCGGCTATCATGCTCATGTGCCCACACCTCCTGTCAAAGCGGCTTCCTCTCGCCGCCTCCTGTCCGTCTCAAGCCTTCGCCGTGTCTCCCTCGCCCTATCCTGCTCTTCCGGCGTCAGGTCCGCCGGTACCGGATCATGCCGGGCCATGGCCTTAGGTGGTGGCTCATCGGGCGCATAGTCTTCCCAGCGCCGCGCCGCCAGCCAGCCCTGCGCCCATTTGGGCGTACTTCCACGTGCCTCAAGCTGTGGCCGTTGGGCGGCCTCCTGCCGCGCAGCGCTGCAAATACGGGCCACAAGGGCGTCAGTCAGTTTCGGGATGTCCAGCCATGCGTCAGCGGCTTCGGTCTTGCCGCGTTTGTAGGCGAATGCCTCCCAAAAGGCGTTGAACGCCTCAAGGCGCTTGCCGGTCACGCGTCGGCCCTTGCGGGTCAGGATGTGCCCGCCATCTGGTTCGCGCTTCACTGATTCCCCCTGCCCTGCCGGCGTAGCCGTTGAAGGCGCGCGTTCCGCTCCGCCGTCAGGCGGTGCGGGTTGAGGCTGCTGCGGTGCGGATGCGGTATATATATTAATATTCTTAAATTCTTTAATTCTTGAATCTAAGCTGACCGGCGGGGTCTGCTGGTCGGGTGCTGGTCGGGTGCTGGTCGGGTGCTGGTCTATCGGCTGGTCGGTCTGCTGGTCGCCTGCTGGTCGTTCTCCGTTGTATCTATGCCAATTCACAAGAGAAACAATGGTACATTTGTTGGTCGCTCTGCTGGTCAAAATTTCGAGCTTTTCGAGCAGCAAAAATGCGGTACGAATTTGACGCTCGCTGAGGTCCAGTTTTGCGGCTGCTTTCGCGCGACTGAAGACAACTTGGCCTGGTTGCAGATCGAAGACCGCGCCACCTACAATCTTCCGGTGCGGCCTGTGCGCCGCGTTAAGCAGAAGATAGCCAAAGAGCTGCCAAGCAGGGCCATTTTCCAACAGCCCGCTATCCAGCGTCTTGCGCCATAATTTGACATATCCGCGTTCCACGGCTAGCATCCTGTCACATCGTTTCAGGTTTCACCGGCATTGTGCCGGAAGCCCGGCATCCCCAGCCGGGCTTTTTCTTTTTCATAGCAGACCTTGTGGAAGGGTGTCCGGAAACAGCGCGTTCCATGCGAACTATTTTCGCCGGATTCGGGTTCACCGCAAAACAGGCCTTCAGTAAGGTCAGTAAGGGGTGTGCTGGCCGCTCCTTCTGTATCCATGTATCCGGACCATTGGCGCTTACCAGAGCTTCAACCAGCTCTGGCGGCACGGAATTGCCGCACATGCGAATCTGCGCGGTTTTTGTGAGGCGTTTGCCGTCTGGCAGCCGGTCAATGATGTAATCCGGCGGAAAGCCTTGCGCCGTATAAAGCTCTCGCGGCGCAAGCATTCGCATCAGAATGTCCGTGATGCGGTGGACGACGCCCTGGTAGACAAATTCCGCCTCGTCCTCCGGGCCACTGAATATCCTTCCAGCTCCACGGCTCGCCGTATCGGCGTTGCTCATGTCCGCACTCACGGCAAAGAAAAATCCGTGGGGTCTCGCTGTTTGTCCTGAAAATGCGCTCCATCTTGTGCCCGCACTTCGGGCAGAAAGGCGTGTCATGGGACATGGTACAGTTCCTCAAACCCCTTGCAGGGTTACACGGCTTGGAAATGAGGACAGACTGCTGGGAAGTTCTCCGAATCATGGGGACTGCTAACCTCTTTAGACTGATAAGAGAGTCGCTTCATGGCGGCACGGAGGCGATCCGCATTCTCTGACTTCATGTCTTTTCTCGTACCGGACAAGACCCGAGTAAGGATGACGGGGTTTACGCCGGCTTCCATTGCCAATTTGCGGGCAGAAAACCCCGTCGAAGCCAGGAAGTCTTCCGCCTCAATCGCGATATTCGTTTTCATGGGAGATATGATGCCAAAAGTATTCTTAACAATCAACTGGATACTTTTATCCTCAAGACTTTTTTGCATACATTTGGTAGCAAAATGAAATGAGCAAGTTCTGGGAAGATATTGTGAAGATTCTGCAGGATGCGACTCATGAATACGGAAGTATTCGTAAGCTTGCGGAAACAGCCCAAATGAACCCTTCCACGGTTTCTAAATGGCTCGCAGCCGATCCGGCTAAAAGCCAACGCTCTCCGAATGTCCGAGAAGTTGGGCAAATTATGGATATTCTGGGGGCACGAGTAGCACTTTCCCCTCTCCCCAAAATAGAAAAGGCAGCCCTAACCGAAACAAAACTTTTCTCTGGAGAAATTGAGCGACTGTTGAAAGAAAAGGAAAGATTGCAACTTGAACTTGAAAAAGAAAGAGCCGTTTCAGCACGTCTCCAAGAAATACTTCAATCTATGGCGATGGCAAAAAATACCCTACCTCAAGAACTTTCATCTCTACCGAAGACAAATGAGAGTTCTATTATATGAAAGGATATGTTTATATAATAAGTAACAAATCGATGCCAGGAATTTTAAAAATTGGTTATACGATGAAAGACCCTTCTATAAGAGCTAATGAACTCAATACAACAGGGGTTCCTCATCCATATAATGTTGATTATGAAATTCTTGTCGATGAACCATACACACTTGAGCAAAAAGTTCACAAAAAATTAGAGCATACAAAAGAAAATAAAGAATGGTTCAGGGTCGATATTGCTTATGCAATTGATGTCATTCATACTTGTTGTTCAACTAAAATACATTATGAGCGACATATAAAAAAAGAAACTGAAGAAAAATATAAGCAATATCTTACAGAAAAACAGAATAGAGAAAGAAGAAAAAAAAGAATTGAAGAACAACAAAAAAAAATAAAGAAAGAAAAATACGAACAGGAAGAAATAAAAAAGCGCACTGAAAAAGAACTGCAAAATACATAGAAGCTCAAGCAACAAAAAAATGTCGTCACTTCCTTTTATGGGGATTTATTTTTTTAGTTATTATTAGTGCATTGTTTCAAAATTTTGTGGTGTTCATTCTAGGTTTATTTATATTACTATTTTTAGTTCCACTTTATGATGATTTTACACGAAAAAAAATTCACCCATTTGGACAGGAGAATTTTTAAGCAATAAATATCCTACGATTCCACCCTATTCAGAGACAAATATAAAAACAGCTTCCTCCTTAGCCCACCACCAAACAAACATTCCCTATACAATTATAGACTGCCCACACTGCTCAAAACAAGTCCGTATTCCATCAGGTAAAGCAATTACATGTATATGTAATCACTGCAATACTCACTTCAAGTATCCATTTACGCCTCAATCTAAGCCTATAAAATCAGAAATACGGCCTTCACCAAAACAACCTGAACCAAATCTTCCCCCACTAATCATAACTTGCCCATCTTGTCTTCAAAAATTACGAGTTCCCGCAGATAAAGCTGTTATGGTACGCTGTCCAAACTGTAATCATACATTTATGCATCCATAAACCAAACTTTTTGTTACCCAGCGGATATAAGGTGCATTTCTTTGTTTTGCATCAATGGGGAGAATCTAAATTGGAAAGCACAGTATGCTCTGAGCTCCGCCTCGGCCATACGGACGCTCGTCTCAGTTTCTTGAGCTTCTGACACCTGCCTCATTGCTCCTTCTCTTTGCCCGGCCACGCCGGGCTTTTTGTTCGCCTTCCCACGGGAGAATATTTTTTTCTGTGATGAATACTTTTGGCAACATTTTTCTTGTTTTCTTTGAATACTTTTGGCATTATTACCTTGCCAACGGGGGAAAGGCGGCGAACAAGGCCCACGGGCCAGAAAGTTGAAAGGCCCCGCCGAACGTGGCCCCACAAGTACCGGGTGCAGGACAGCCGCAAGCCCTTGGGAGCGGGAAGGCACACGAAGCACAGGGAAGGGGCGGAAGGCAAAGACAGAGAAAAGGTTAGCCAAAGCGAATACGCGCACGGGAGCCTTGGCGGGTTCATCCCCAACGCGGCCTCGCAGCGGCACGCCGGAATCTCACCGGACGGTATGGCTGGTCATGGGCGCTGATTGTCAAGGAACGGCTTGCACTTGACGCGAGATTGCACAAAATTTATGCTTACGTCAAGCGCGAATTACAGGTATCTTCCATGAACGTAATTCTTGCTAGGGTTTCTCATATGGAGGAACCCGGAATGAAAGAAGCGAGACAGGTTGAAATGGAACAGACCGTCGTGGAATACCTGGACAATCGGCGCAAGGAACTGGGCATGACCATTGAGGAGTGGGCAACGAAGGTCTATCCCGACATCACGCCGAATGCCGCGAGGATGAGGATTCAAAACCTTCGAAAACCCCAAGCGGTGAACGGGAAGCGCAAGCGCCTTCTCTATGCGGAATTTGTCCTGATGGCGAAAGCCCTGAGCATCCCCGCATCGGAGATTGTGACCATCACATCGCTCTCGTTCCCGGAACTGAAAGAATAAATTTTTTTCAGGCTCATTTTGAAAATGAACAAAATTTGTGAATCTATTTATTGACAAAAGCACAAATTTTATTAAACCTGAACCCGCCAGGCAAGCACAGCCACCTCGAATGGTCGGCGTGCGAGCAAGGCGGGTGTTTTATTGGCTGGCCCGGCGCGAAGGGGCAGGTGCGAAAAGATGCCGTCGTGCACCGTTCACGCGGAACGGCGGTACCCGAAAGGGCGCAAGGTTCCCTGTTGACCGACCATATCAGGGCAATTTTTGGTTCTGGCCGGGGCTGGAGCGGAAAGATCCACTTCTTGCACAAAAGTGGCAAAAGTCTTATTCAAGGGGCGCGATTGACACGCGAACGACGCGCATTGTTCCGCCCGACCTTGCAGGCAACCGTGAGGGTGGGTTTATGGTACGCCTGCCCGCGCCCCGTTACCGTGAACCGGTTTTTCCTCCGCCATGGGGCCGGCTCTTGCCCTGAACCGCTATATGCCATATTCTTTTTGCCATTCAGGCAAGGAGGTGAGCCATGAAGCCGGAAGATGCCGCGTCCGCTGTACTCAGGAACTTCTGGGACTACTCCTTGCCCGTCAATCCCATCGCCATCGCCAACAAGCTGGGGATTCAAGTTTTCATGTCTGACGATCTGGGCGGATTGGGCGGGTATTTCGAGCAAAAAACGAACGAAATAACCATCAACGAGAACGATTCGCTCCCCCGGCAACGCTTCTCCGTCGCTCATGAACTGGGGCACTGTGTCCTTGGGCATGGTTCAAGCCCACGCGACAATAATACGCGCTATAACCAGGGCAACTACTCCCTTAAGGAGTATCAGGCCAATGCCTTTGCGGCTGAACTGCTGATGCCCAGAGACGCCATGCAGGTCATGGTGGAAATGCGAGAAATGGAGCTTGCGGAACTTTGCAAAACCTTTGACGTGTCCGAGAACGCGATGACAATCAGACTGCGCAGCTTGGGCTACATATGAACAATAAACGAAAGCCTGTCCCCGCACAGGCAATGGCTTCAACTTCCGAAAACAAGGAATGGGTCAATGAGCGTCTTGCCCATGACAGGCAGCGCAGACGATTCAAGAGCATCCTTTTCTGGTCTGTCTGTGTGTTGTGTTTTTTTCTGTATGTGACATTCTTCTTCTCATTGGTTCTGCTGCTCACGCACACTGTGGCGATGCAGTCATTTTTTGCCCACAAACATATTCTTGGCCTGATTCTGCCCCTTCTTCTTGTTCCATCCCTGATGACATGGGGCTTGATCAGGGCGGTCTATCGCGTGGAGCACTCCACATTGGACTATGGCGATGTTCTCAAATTCGGGATGAACATGCATCCATTGGGCTAA